CCAGACATTATTTCCAGTTGCTCGTCATCGAGTGTTTCTTGAGAAAGTTGTTTAAAAGTTTCTACTGTGTTACTGAATCCTACATTTGTTCTTTGAGCAATTTTAAATAATTCATTTTGTACATTTTTTAATTCTGTTGATGATTTTATAACTATTCTTAATTTATTTTGTAAATTTTGAAATTCATTACTTAACTGAAAGTATTGTCTAACAACTACTGAACTGGCAACTGCTAATAATATATTCTTTAAACTAAAAAGAGTTGATTGTGTTTTGCTAATATTACCTTGTAAACTATTAAAGGCTTGTTTAGACTTATCGTTTGCTACTATATCTATATTAAGTCGTTGATTTGCCATTATTTATTTTTCCTTGCGTCAGCTAATGATGAAGTTGTTTTATACTGTTCTTGTTCCTTTGACAAGTATGCTAACCAAAGATTAAAATGACTAACTGGCATATCTAAAACTTGTTGGATTGTCAGATGTAGTCGTTCTGCAACAACTAACAGCGACCTTATTTCAGGGTCGCTATTTACTTTGATTGGGCTTCCTCATAGGAAGTATCTGAAAGAATTTGATTCGCAATAGTTGATATAACATTTGAATCAGCTTTTTTTCTTAATGCAAATTTATCTTCTGGGCTAAATGCTTTTTCTAATTCACCTTTATCATTTTTAATTTGTAATTTCATAATAAGCAAATCAACAAGCACAGTTAAGTCTTGAAAATTATTTGACTTTTTAAATATAATATTTTTTTCTTCAAGAGTTAATGGTTCTGAATAAAAAATGCTTGGATTATTATGTTCATCTTTCCATTGAGAAACTTCAATGGTAATAGTTTTTAATGTTTCAAAATGATTTTTTACTCTGTCAATAACTGACATAAATTAATATCTATACAGTTCCGATTGTTAGACTCCCAGTTCCCTGAAAAGTAACTGTTCTTGCGACAACTGCATCCATAGCATTTGATATAGACACACCTGTTACAAGCCCTGTGCCTGAAAATTTTTCATCACCAACTGTGTTACCCTCTGGTAATAATATAAATGCTATTGAACTTCCTGAAAGTAAAGTTGTTTGTGGTGTATCGGTTTCATCATAGTGCATTTCTATTGTTCCTGAAAATGATGTTCTAGTTAGTACAAATGTTTTAGCTGAATCCGTTAGCTGTGTATCTTCTGTAACATCTGCCGCAGTTTCCAAAGTGAAGCCAGTGACCTCACCTATTGCTGTACCTGCCGCTGTAACTACTCCTTCTTTTCCGTGATGTGTTGCCATTTGGTTTCCTTTTTAAATTTTGTTTTATTTTCTTGTTCTTTATAACCTAATTTCAAATAATATTCAAGATTACATTCATTAATAATTACTTCAATGTTATCTTTAAATAATTTAATATCTTTAGCCATTATTGTGTTTACTATTTATTATTATCTTCGTCAATATCTTCTTCATCTTCATCTTCGTCTTCATCTTCATCTTCAAAATCCTCATCATCTAAATTTTTATCTGAATCTTCATCATTTTTAGCATCATAAGAATCAGCATCATCTTCTAAGTTATTATCTCTAACTTCTTCAATTAAATCTTTAACTTCTTCACATAGTATTGATTCTTTATCGTGCATTTTTTCAATTTGCTCAACTTTTTTAACTATTTTATCCAATATTTTTTCTATGTTCATAATGTGTTCTCCTTATGGTGTTCCTGATTGATATTCATAAAAACATTTAATAACCATTCTAATACCACCAACTGGAAATAAACTACCTTCGTCAGTTTCAATAGACACAACTTGGCTATCAAGTGCATTACCATTTCTAGTAATATCATTTTCTATCACAGTTTCAATAGCTGTTATTAATTGATTTCTTAAAGTATCGATATTTGTTTCTGCACCTTTTACAAATCCTAATATTAAAAAATCAATAGTTCCATGCCTACTTTTTGCTCCACTTCCTAACTCAGTATCATTTCTAGTTTCTTCTGATGTTTGAATTATTACTGCAGGGTATTGTTGCTCAGAAAGTTCTTCAATAAGAAAAGGTTGTCTAGTAACTTTTTGAATTGTTGGACTAGCTATGTTAGAAATAACTGTTAATAAATTACTTGCAATATCTTCTCTTTTACTCATGCGGTATATCTTGTAAATTCTTTTTGCATAAACAGATTAAAAGATTTTTGTATTATTTGTTTTGTTCTTTCATTAAATCCAAAAAATTCTCTTTTATTTTTACCAAGTACTTGATTAAATACTGCTCTTTTACGCATTTCAGAATTATTAAATCCTAAAGTTACTTTATATTTTCCTGCTGGTTTAATTGTAGTGTCAGGTGTTAAACTTCCTAACATTCTTCCTGAATACCATAAATCAACATTGGTTGGTTTACCCTCTGCTTTTAATTTTTTTAAATAACCTTGAGAGTATGCAGCAAAAGGTATATCTCTAAAATCAATTCCTTTTTTTGTTTTTGTTTTAACAATATCTAATAATTGAAACCCAGCTTGTAAAAGACCTTTATCAATTAATCTAGGCAAAATAGATTCTATGTCTTTAAATTTTTGTGATACTTGTGTTGCGTTAGTTTTAATTTGTAAAGATACTGCCATTATCTTATCAATCTTCTATACCCATGCAAAGGTTCTCTTTCACTAACAGATATAGTTGCACTAGAATCAGTATCGTATTCCACTCCATCTTCTAATATTGTTCTAAATTCTTTATTATATTCTGACATATAATATTCTGCCATTCTTTCAAATCTATCTTTTTCTGTTTCAGGTCTAAACTTTGTTAATGCAGGAAGAAAAAATCTACCTAAAAATAAAAAAACACCAGCACGATTAAACTGATCTAAATTTACTTTTGTATTAACAAACTCGGCAGTATTTAGAACTGTGATGTCAGTAAAAACATTTGTTTTATAGACTGGCCACCACTCTAATCTTAATTGTCTAATAATATCGGCAGTTGTTTGTGCAAAATAAAATACTCCTGATGTTGAGTTTGATAATATTCCAAAACCAAAAGCATCAGGTTGGAATTTAGTTACATCATCTGCAACTATAACATTTAACCCAGTGTAATTAGCCATAAATTACACCCAAATTAAATAAATTATTAAAAAAACTAAAGGTATAGAGTACATTGGATTGTTTTTACATTTAACCCAAATTAATTTTTTCCATTTTTTTAATCTAAATATTAATAGTTGATTCATATTTTTTTTCCTGTTTGGGGTTTAAGTTTAACAATATTTTCTTGTTTTGTTTCTTTTTGTGTTTCTTTAATTTCTTTATTTGTATTTTCTATAAGTTTAAAACCTCTAAAATTATACATATTTATATTAATTTTGTAATCAGATTCATTTCTAGTAATTATTCTATTTCCTCTTTTTAACGTAACTTTTTTAACATTTGATAATACTAATTTTACCATTTTATATTTCCTTTAATTTTAATGTAAGGGCTATTTCTAGCCCTCACACATAATTAATTATTATTGTATAGATGAATCGTGATGTAGTTCAACACCATAAGAATCATTTATTTCAGCAACACCATATACTGAAGTTGCTACAATCTCATCTGCTCTTAGAGAAGCATCTCTTTGAGTTTCGATTTTAACATCTTGCATTATAGCGATTGCTAATGCGTCTCTATGAAACGCACCACCTTTGTAATCACCTGCTGTTCCTGTATCAGCTAAATTTGCAGTTTCAAATACATTCATACCTGCAAGTTTTCCAACAAAACCATTTCTTAGGGCTTCGTTGGTTAAATCATTAGAAGCACCATTGGCAAACGTATTTGTCAAGTTAGCTTTTAAGTCAAAAGCAATTTTAGGGTGTAAGACTATTTGACATTCAGTAATCGGTAAAGATGCCGCTCTTAAAGTTGAAAGAGCATTAAATATTACTGATGCTGTTATCGCAGTAGTTCCATCACCTAAAGCTGTACTAAAACCATCAAACAAAGCAGTTAGGTCTAAGTCTTGTTTTCTTGCTATACCTTCACCAAATAATTTACCAATATCTGCCGCAACATTTCTTGGTGCAGAATTTTTTGCTAAATCTGTTAATGTAGTCATAACTCCAATTTCACTAGCTGTAATAGTTACTGATGTTGGGTTGATTGCTGTGTTAGATAAGTCAGTTGCTTCGTTTACTGCCGCCGCAGATACTTGTGCGTAGATAGGTACTTCTACTGATTTACCACCACCAACGATAGCATAGTTTCTAACTATATTTCTCATAATGGATTTTTCAGAAGCTACAAATTGTGCTTCTGCAACAATCTCTGTAAATAATTCCGAGAGTGTTGAGGATGTTGTTTCTGATGCCATATTATATTCCTTTTATATTAATTGTTTATTTATTTAAGTTTATTTTAACAGGAGAAGAATCTCGTTTCTTTCGGTATTCCGAATAAGTTTGACGATCTTCTGGTCTTGTTAAATCTAAGTCCTGAATTTTAAAGGGTTTCACAGTATTACCACCGATACTGCTCTGGCTTCCTGAACCTGACAAAGACCCTTGACGGAAATGTGGGTTAGTATCTAGGAACTCTTTAACTAAATCTTCAATAGTTAATAATTCACCTTTTGAGTTATATCGTACATTAGTATTTTTATCAAGTATTTCTACACGACCATCATCACTATATTTTACTTCAGTTTTTAACAAAGCAACTACTTGTGATGGATTAATGGCTCTATTTTGTGAAGCAACAGATAAGATACTATTGTCTACTTTTTCTTTTTTGATTTGATCTTTATATCTAGCCAGTTCTTTATCTTTCTCAGATAATCTTTCTTGCATGATTTTTTCTAAATCTTGTTTTGTTTTAGCTTCTTCTAATTGCTTTTGTTTTATAATTTCAGTTTTTTGATTTTCTTCTTCGTGAAGTTTCTTTTCGTATTTTCTTCTTTCAGCTTCTAATCTTGTAGAAATAACTTTATCAAGTTGCTCTTGTGTAAAGGTCATTTGTTTTATTTCTTCTGGTTTATTATCTACAATTTCGTTTGTAGTTTTTGTTGGTTCAGTTTTCGGTTGAACTACCTGTGTTTCTTGCGTCATTAAGACTCCTATTAGTTTATATTATTAGTTCTCCAGTATCATCATACCAATCAGGATTGACATAACTAAACTGATGCCTGCAATTATAACCCCCACGAACTAAAAGAGGGCTACCAGATTTTTTTCCTTTCCAATCTTTGCTATTCCAAAGTTCTTCAACTTCTTCAAGAGTAAAAAGTCCACCTGCTCGTTTATCGTATACTCCATTAATTACATTTCTACAATGGTCTCTTGTTGTTGGTATCACATCACCATAGTATTTCACATAACTTAAACCAGCTTCCTGTGATTTATTGAAATTAACAGTTGCATCAAAATCTCTTAAAGAATCATTTAATATCTGCCCAGCATATCTTTTCATGTTCTCCCCTGTACGATCTCTAGCAAATTTGGTTTGTAATACTTGTATTGCTTGATCTACTTTACCTTGTATAGCTATACTTTTTTTGCCCTCGTTCTCTTGTATATAATCAACTAATTTTTGTATTTCTGGGTCATCTGAACTGGCATAGATACCATTAATTGTTTGTCTTAAATCTTTTTCTAGTGTTGCAAAATCACTACCAATTAGTGTATTCTGGTAAACTTTTTCTGATAATTTTCTAGTAAAAGTATTTGATACATCTTTAAACTGTGTAAAATATTGTTGTTTTAAATTTTGAATTAAAGCTAAATCACCTTTTGTTATTTCTTGAAACTCCTCTGGTATATTACCAATAGCTTTAAATGATTTTTCAATTCGTTTAGCTTGTTTATTAAATCCATCTCGAACAAGTGTATCTGTCCATGATAAATATTCTCTCTCAAGTATTGATTTTATTTGTGGTCTAATAGCAATAGCTGATTGTAAATCTATTAACTTGCCATCTGTTAAAGGTAAAGTTCCTATTGATGACACAACTTGTTTTTCAATAGTGTCTAAAGTTTTAATTAATGTTTTATAATAATTTGCTTCAGCAATTTCTATTTGCTTAATACGATAAGTGATTACATCTTTTACTATATCTGACATTATTATTTTTTTATTATTTATTTTTTTTTAATTAAAATTTTTTATTTTGCTCTCCATACAATTATATTACATCTTCAATTTGTAGTTCTTGATTAATCATATTCCACACATCCCTTCACATTCATTATTAAACATATCTAATTGATTGTCTTTCTTATCCTCAAGATTAACTTGGTCTATTGGTAAACAATCTTTATGTAAAAAAACTTCATCTGTATTTTTTTTAGTTCCTTTTCTAATTAATCTATCTAATTCAACAACTTTATCCCATTCTTCTTTGTTCTCTCTAACTTTTCTCCATTCTTCATTGCTGTGAAATGGACAAAAAGTACAAGCAGATCTTGGTGGTTTAGGATATTTATTTTTCTCTATCCAAGTTATACAATTTTTACGACTCATTTTTAAATCAATTAAAGGATAATTATTAGTAATATATTTAACTCTATTTGGTTTAACCCTATATATTTCATCAATAGATATACCCATTAACATTTCAACAACAGTTCCTTTTTTTCTTTTCTCTCCTTTTTTTAAACCCAAAAGTTCTCTTACCTTTTTATTTACAGGAAGAATTTTATAATCAGCAGTACATTGTCTTCTTAACAAAGCTTTTTTTCCAGTTTCTGCATTTCTTGTAAACAAAGGAACAGATAAAAATTTATATTTACCATCTATTGCATTAATCATATCTTCTCTTAAATTTCCTTTTGATACAATATGAACAGGATAAGATAATTGTTTTGTTAACCACTCTAACCAATCATAAACTGTTTTAGGTTCTGCTCCAGTATCCGCAAATATAGCGGCATCAACCATTGAAATTTCTCCTTTGTTAATCATTAGTGCTAAAGTTGATGATTGAACACCTGCTCCCAATGATAATATTCTTAAATTATTTATCATTAATGTAACTTATTCCTTTTCTCATACTCTCTTTTATAGAAAAAAAAATTAAGTAATATTTCTTTTTTTTGTTCTTTAGTTTTTCCTTGAAGAAATTTTACTATATCTGACATTCATTAATTCTGCTCTTGTGCCACTTCTACATCTTCTACTAATATTTCATCTTGTGAAAATTCTCCAACTTCTGCTTTTAATTCTATTTCTTCAAAAATTTGATTTAGTTTTTCATCATCATCTACTACTGCTTTTGCAATTTCTTTATCAACTTCTTTATTAAATGTAGGCGAGCCAATACCAAATGCTTTTGCTTGTTGGAAAAAAGCAAGATCACTAGCAAAATCTCTTATGTTAAATGAATCAGGATAATTAATTTCTCCATCAAATATTGTATTTTGATATAAAGCATATAATCTAAATAGTTGTTCTTCTGCTATTTCCAAGTTATCAGCTTTTTCAGATAACCTTGCATTTAATAATTCAAATTCAGTTTGTAATGCAACACCTGAACTAACTCCAGTTTTGCTAGTTCTAATTGCTCCAGTATGTGAAATCCTATTTATAGATTCAACTTTGTTTTTAATTGAATCCATAATTGATTGTAAAGAACTACCAGATGGTTGTAATAAATAGGGTCTTAAATTAGAATCCATATCATCAGGCATTTCAATAACTGCACCAGCACCAGCAGAAGCATTTACACTTGGAGTTTTTACTAATGATGGGTGGTTTGTTAATCTAATTAATTGTTCCATTTCAGAATATTCATTATAGATAGCTTTTTGTAAATCAGCTATGTCAGTTAAATCAGATTGTCCTATTCCTCTTTTATGAGATTTAGCATTATATAAAATTACTGCTGGAATTTTACCAATAAAATTTTCAGTTGTATCTATAAGCTGTGGTTCTGCTTGATGAGGAAGATAAATTGTATCAATTTTATCAGGATACCAAATTCTTATATATGTGCCTTTATGTTGATCTACTTCTTCTTTAATTTTTAAATAATTTAATTCGTATTTACCATTTAATTGTCTTTCAAAATTCCAATCTAAAACATTTTCAGCAGTTACGATTGAAAGATAAGGTCTTATATCTTGATCTAATTCTTCTGCTCTAGTATTCGTAGTAACTTTTGGTTTATCTAAAATTAAAAAACATTGTCCATAAATAGCCGCATAATTTTGTGCTTGTTTTATTACTGAGTTTAAACTGTTACCCTCTAAATCAGCATCTTTTAAAAACATTTCTAAACTAGGTTCATCTGCCATAGTTTTAAATTCTCTGCTAGGTTTGACTCTAAATAAAAATGATGAATAAATTTGTATAATATTTTTACAATGATTATCGCAAGGAGTGTTATTAATTCTTTGATTATATTCGTTGTCTAATTCTAAATTATATCTATGTAGGTATTGCCCTACCATATAGTCATAACCACCATTATACGATCTAATGAAATATTCCCAATTAGTGACTGTTTCTTTGTAGTCTTTATGAAGTTCGGTTGCTTGATCTCTTGTATATGCCATTTTTTACTTCATTGTCCATCTTGTCGGTTTAGAATAAATAGCCTGAGTAGTTAATGGTTTCAAATAATCAATCATATAACCTAAAGCATCATTCATATGATCGTACCCATCTTCCTTATCAGGAATATTTGTATTCTCTTTGTATATTTGTCTTTGTAAACCTTTTATTAAGATTTTGCAAGAATGAGAAATAAAAATATGTCTTTCTCCTTTAGAATCTTTAAACCTACTATTGACGGCATTAACTCTATCTCGGATTGCTGGGTGTTGATGTTTGACTTTTACTTTAAATCCTGCGTTTTGTAATATGCTTAAATCAGTTCTACCACCTGCTGATGTTTTTCTTTGTCTTGATGCAGGGTCAGGATAAATGAAAATTGGTATCTTAGTTCCATATCTATCTTTTATTTCTTGCACTATTTCATCAGTATTACTTCCATAAATAATTATTTCATCTACAAAGTAAATTTTATCTTTATCAATTTGCCCTACACAAGCTGACATTGGGTCTACGTTAAAATCCATTCCAATATGTAAAGGTTTTAGCCAATCTATTTCACGTTTAACCACACTATCAACTGGGTGAAAGTTATAATAAACTGCACCTGCATAATTTTCAAATGTTCCCTCAAACTCTTGTCTAAAAGTTCTAATGTCAATATCTTGTTTAGCTTGATCTATTTCTTTTGGAGATACCATGCCACCTTCAACAGTCGTATATTGAAACGACTCCCAATCAAAATCTTGTTTACCTTTTAAATATAATTCATAAGACCAATTACCATAACCTTTTGGAGTACCGCAAAATAATACATGACCTAATCTATCTGAAATAGATGCTCGTAATACTTCAAACCATGTTCGTTTATCTATGTCAGCAAACTCATCTAAGATTAAAAAATCTAAACCTGTTCCTCTTAATGAATCATAATTATCTGCACCTTTTAATGAAATAGAACTATTAGTTTTTCTAATAGTAATTGTCATAGTTGTTTCATTTATATCTTCAATCCAATTAAATTTATTAAGCATTTCTTTAAGAGTTCCCCAAACAATCTCTTTAGCCATTTTAAATGTTGGCGCTATATACCAAATCTTTTTATTTGTTTGCGTGGCATACTTCATCATTTCAGTTACGGCTAAATATGTTTTTCCAAATCTTCGACCACTAATGAGAACTCTAAATCTAGCTTTGGATTGACTTATTTTAAGTTGGGGTTTTGTCAGGGTAATTTTCATTACAAAAATATATTATATAAAGTTTTTCTTCATCAAATTTTTTTGGACTAACATTATATTTATCAAATACTATTTTTGCACCAAATTGATTACATTCTGACCAAGTGTTAAATTTTTTAGGATATGTAGATGTATTTCCACAGTAACCAGAAATTGCAGAACACAATGAAAAAGCTATTACAAATTTCATTGTTAATACAATATAACGATTTAAGCATATTAACTAATTATATTTTTGGTTTATCCTTACTATCATCAACAACAATACAAGTATAACTGGCATACAGTTTGTTATCAATTATCATAGCTTGAGTGAAATTTTGTTGTGAAAATAAATATTCAAATGATTCGCCCAAGCCATCTCTAATACATTGAAAATAGTTTTCTTTAATAACAGGATATTGTGCTGGAATATAACATTGTTGAGCAATCAAAGAGCAAACGTATAATGTAAGTGTAAATTTCATTCATCTCCTCTAAAATGTTTAACACATAAGTCATAAATGAAATAAACCATACCAAATAAAATCATGACTTTAACCTCAACAGGTATTATTGCATACATTATTTGTATAGATTCAATTATCATTTATTTGAAATGTTGGTTCCATGAATAATGCCATCAATATCAAAATAATTATTAGTAATGCAGTATACCTGTAATCTGGTTCGTAATCCATACTGCAAATCTCCATTGATTATAATGGTTAATTTAATTTTTTATATTAATCTAAATATGTAGATTATCATAAATGTATGTTATAAAAAATTATCTTTGATACTCTTAACATTTGATTAATAACTTCTT